AAGAAAACAGAAGAGAAGCCTTTATCCGCTGGTACGCATGGTCATTAAAATACGATGACTGTGACCCAGCGGTTTGGGCTACAAACTATCTACATAAACGCTATGAGCATAACGACGAAGAACGTATTTGGTTTGCGTGGTTATACGGTAACACGTATCAATTGCCAACTGCTTGGGTATTGAAGAACGAATTTCCTGACTTCGAGTTAGCCACAGTTGACCGTATAACGCAATGGAATACTGTCAACTACAAACGCCTACGATATCAGACGGATACGAAATGGAACAAAGGACACCTTCCTTCAATGTTTGAATCGTATCAAAAGTTTATCGGTAATAAAACACAACGAGAAGTAATGGAGAGTTATTATGGAGACAACGAAGAACAAAACTTTGATAACCTGTGGGATGTACTTAAAAACAGCCTTCATAAATTTGGTCGTTATTCTACTTGGTTTTACCTTCAGCATCTTAAGCATACTGCTGGTATTCGCATTTCTCCTACTTCACTTATGCTCAGTGATTATGATGGTTCCCGTTCTCATCGTAATGGATTATTATATGCCCTTGGACAAGAAGACGATGTTGATAGAAAACTATCTGGATCAGAGTACGATGCTCTCGAAAGGTCTGCTAGAGCAATTCTTCAGGAAACCGCACAACGATTCCCAGAGTTGGTGGAACAGATAGACTTCTTCACTATGGAAACGTGCTTGTGTTCTTTCAAGAAAATCTTTAGAGCAAAGCATGGTCGTTACATGGGTTATTACCTTGACCGCCAAGCTGAAGAGATTATGCAAGCTGAGGGTGATGGTTGGTATGGTATTGATTGGAATGTTATGTGGCAATCACGTAATGAAACTATTGACTTAAGACTTGACCGCAAGACTGGTATTGACAAAGAAAAGTTTACTTACTTTATAAACTCAGGTAAAATAGAAAACCTAGAGTGGATGTTTGATGATGAACAAGTGCCCTTAATGGGCTTGGAGAATTTTATATGAACCCTGATGATGAATTAGAACAATCAATTTTAACCCTTGGCATGTCTGGTACTGCTATTAATAGCATATCTCCATCTATTTGGAATGCGAACAATATTACAACTGCTGCTGGCTCTCCTGGCACATTTAAAATTAGACCTTCCATTGACGAGATTATGGATGAGCACGTCATCAACCGTATCGCTGTTGACCATAAAGTAACAGCAGCTGAACTCTTAAAGTTACAAGAGGTTGCCCCTGATTATGCCTCAGAAATTAAAGAGAACATCGCCAAGAACTTAGCACGTGATATTGCTAAGAAGGTTATGTTCAAAAAGAAGCACGACAAAGATACTGACGTTCACCACTTCATTGGTCGTGTTTGGGTATTCACTGATGACGAATTGAAAGAGTTGCTACAAAATGTTCATTGATAAAATCAAAGCTAACGACGAAGTGTCTATTCAGCTTATTAGAGCGGAGAAAAAAGTGAGAAAACTTATTGCTGTTGGTGGATCACCAGGAACTGGTAAGACCACGTTGTTTCGTAAGTATATGGAAAGCAAAGTATTCCAACCAGTTGAACCAGCCAAGCTAGTTTCAGCCATGTATAATACTGAGCGTGACCTTTACGTTCTTGGTAAGTACGAAGAAGGTGAAGTCTTTGCTGGAACCGACCGTCTTTCTATGGCAGTTCAGCCAGCAATGCAGGAGTGGATCGCAAGCCATAACTGTAACGTTCTATTTGAAGGTGACCGAATCTTCAACCAGTCTTTCCTTGAGTTCGCCATGGGTCTCCCAGACACCGAGCTTCATATCGTATTCCTGAACGCACCTAAGACCGTTCTCGAGCAGCGATATAAGGATCGTGGCTCCGACCAGTCCGAACAATTCCTAAGAGGGCGAGAAACTAAATATAGTAATCTGCAATCAAATTTTGACTTGATGCCATATATTACTGAGTTTGCCAATACTAACTTAGAAGAACAAGCGAAAGTCTTAGCCTTCCTAGAGGGAAAATTAGGATAAGGATTAGGCTTTCTAGGAGGATGTATGCGTTTCCTAGAAAATTTGGACTTAAACTGGATGGAGTTACTCAACTTCTATGAGCCTCCATTTCGCGCAAAATTAAACCCCTCAAAAATCTGGAGAGACCTAGACGAGTATGAAAATGACTCGGTCGGTCTCTCCAACTACTTTAAGAAGTGGAGAACTAAGATAGAGTTCAAAGAACCACTCAAAAAGAGTTGGGCACTATCTAAATACATTTCCGTTGGCGGAGAGTATGCACCTGACGATCGTCAATGTTGTATTCAGATATACACGTATGACTTTAACAAACATGAGTTCACGATAAAATCTTGGGATAAATTTAAGTATCGTGTTATCCAAACTCTAATGCATGAAATGATTCACTTCATGCAATACAGCCGTCGCTACGACGAGTCTAGTAATTATGTCCTTCCCCACAAGAAGGTTGGACATTCCCTGAAGGATGCTGAACGAGCATACCTATCTGAGTTTGATGAAATCCAAGCGTATGCTCATTGCGTTTATCTGGACATCAAAACGAATCACCCAAACAAAGAGGTAAGTTCATTCCTCACAATGCCGAGGTTAAAAGAACGCTGCCCGTCAACTACGTTGAAGTATATCCTAAAGACATTCAACTATGACTGTCGAAACAACTACGCCATCCATAAACTATTCCAACAGGTTCTAAAGTGGGATCGCAAGTATAAACTAAATAGTCAATAAACGACTAGGGAATATGCATGGCAGCATTAACGATTAAAGACTTCAAGGGTAAGCACGGCGAAACACGTATCGTTGCTTTACTGGAAAAACTTATTGAAGGTCAACGCTCACCGTTCACTACGGTTGACGGTAAACAACAACCGTTCAATAAGATTACATACCCAGACCCACGTACTGGTCGTTTGGTTACTAAGAACGCATTAGATATCTCTGAATCTGCGGATATCGCCAACATCATTAGAACTGGCTCGGTTTCATTTAAACAGATTCAACTTTCATACGAGCGTAACAACAAGGTGACTAACCTTGTACCGTTGAGTGATATTATGAAGACTGAAGACTTCGGTGGTAAAGCCAACAAAGGCGACATGGCAGAGGTAATCTTCTCAGCAGCTATTGCATGTAGATTCTTAAACAAGAACCAAGCTATTACTGACGGCGACGTAATTGATATGATCAAACGTCTAAACGATACTGATACGCACCAAGTTCTTGGTCCAATGAAGTCGCCAAACAAAGAACCAAAGGTAGTTGACGATTTGTATTGGGAAATCAACTCAGCTTTAATCAACATCAAAGCCTTAAAGAATCCACGACACGTTCGTAACCTAAAGAGTATTATTTCATCGAGCGTTAAGTATGCCAACTCAGCAGTAGTCGCTGCCAATGCCAAGAAGTATTACGAGAACAGCTTGTACAATAAGATTGCTATTAAGGCGATTGGTACAGTTGCACAGAACGATACTAAGGTTGACGTATATGTTGAGATTGATGATAAGAAAGTTGATATCAACGTTTCTCTAAAAGCATCTGGTACTAAACAGTTTGGTCAAGTTGGCGGTGGAACTATTGATAAGCAAAAAGACTTATGGTCTACTTTGGTTGATCTAAAAGTATCTCCATCGCTAGAAAAGAAATACTTTGACATTCTAAAGAACGACGGTATAATTGAGGCTAACTCTGCACTGTATAGTGGTATGGCTGATATGTTTAACACCGTTGCTTCGACAAACCCAGATAGAATTACTGACAGCCTAGCAGATGGCATTGCATTCTTTGGTACAAGAAAAGACCAATCAGTTGATATGGTTCAACTTACAACTAAAGAAGCTATGATTTATAAGTTCGATAACTTACAAACTGCTTTGAAGTTGAAGAACATAAAACTTGTAGCCAAGTTCATCGACAATAAAACTAAACCAGAAGTCCGTATTCAGGATTCTAAATCTGGCTCTATCCTTATCACAGTCCGACTGAGAACTGATAGGGAATACATCAGAAACGTGATTGAAAAAGGTAAGCTGATGACTGAGTTGACCGCAATCGTCGCAGCCTAAATATAGAGATATATTGATGGAATCAAAAGGGAATATTAATGTTAAATTTTAAAAGTTTCTTGAAGGAATCTACTCTCCTTAGCGAAGAGTTAATCCTAGAAGCCAACCACACTAAAGACGTTGAAAACGATGACAAGGGTAAGATGCACGAACTACTTCTAGCGAAGTACCTTCACCCTGATTCAGCTCTTCCAGAACACCACCGCTCCGAGTCTGAAAACGAAGACCACGCTGGTACACCAACTCAAGTTCACGACCGTCTAAAGAAAAAGATGGGTGACAATGCGTACAATCAAATTGATCAACACGCTCAACAAACTGCTAAAACTATTCATGCTCACCTGAAGTCAGCTGGTCACGTTGGTGATGGTCAGCACATTGGTAGAGTATTCTGGACATCAAACGCTGATAAGCCAGGAAAGCCAGGAGACCATGAAAAGACTACTGGCGTTAAAGACGTAAACTCTAACGCTGACGTTATTGTTCGTGTTCACGATAAAGACGGTAAGACTGCTGGACACGTTGGTGTTTCTGCGAAGTATGGTTCACATAAACCAAACTACCGTAACCCTGGTCTAGATTCTATGGAAAAGACTGCTGGGTTAAACAAAGGTTCTTTGAAGAAGCTATCCGACAATCACCACGCTCATATGGAAGAGCTTGGTTACAATGGTCCAGCGACACAACGCCACATCCAATACAAAATTGATAAGATGGGTATCGACAAAGCCCGTGCTGAACATTCTAAGTTTGAAGGTTTGTTGGCAAAGGGTAAGACACTAAGTTCTAAGAATAAGATGACGCACGAGCATCTTACAAAATACATTAGCGCACACGATTCAATGAAACCTTCTGAACAAGCAGCGTTCGAACAGAAAGCTCAAACAAGATCAGCCACTGCCGAGGTATCAGCGCTACACGCTAAACGTGCCATGGCCAAACACTTCTCTGAAGGTATGGCTAAAAAGTCAGACGATGAACTTCGCGAAATTGTTCGTCAACACGTATCCGCCCCAACTCATATCCCACACATCGTTGCTCACTCTCAAGTAAAAGACAGTGGTGACGCTGAGTCTCATGTTGTTCCTTCTCATAGTATTGCTGATGATCACTTAGCCAACTTTGATAAACTCCACGTTGTTCATAACGGTGGTATCTCCACTGTAATCAAAGGTGTTCATAAGAAGACTGGTAAGGTTCAAAACGTTGGGTCTTTCACTATGAAAGGTTCTTCTGGTCCACACAAAGGTGTCGCTGGCACATTCTCATTGAGCTAATATGATCAACTTTCTAAATTTCTTATTAGAAGCCGAAGAGGAAGGTGCTAAACTAAAGCACATTCACCACGCTGAAGACCGTCCACTGCTACACGGCGAAGACGGTTTTGAACACGCTTATGGTGCTCTTCAAGCTGCTCACCACCACACCGTCCAAGGTCTTCAGTCTCATAAGATGACAATGAAGTATGATGGTTCTCCATCAGTTGTGTTTGGTCACCACCCAGAGAACGGTAAGTTCTTTGTGGCTTCAAAGTCAGCGTTCAATAAGAATCCAAAGATTAACTACACTCCAGAAGATGTAGATAAGAATCATGGCCACGCTCCTGGTCTAGCTGATAAGCTAAAGGGTGCTTTGAAGCACTTCCCTAAAGTTTCTCCAAAGTCTGGCGTATATCAAGGCGACTTGATGTATACTCATGATGACTTGAAGAAGAAAGGTGATAAGGTTTCGTTCACACCTAACACTATCACATATACAGCCAAGGGTGAAAAGGCTGAAGCTATCAAGAAGTCTAAGATCGG